ACTCCTGAAAACATCTCCAAATTAGAAGCAAAACTTCTACATCCAATAACCACAGAATTTTATTCAACTTATCCAGATAATCAAATAACTTAAATCCATCTCAACCGAATTATATAATATCATTATATTATATGATTGTATCAAAGTTCATATGGAACTTCTTCCAAGAAGTCATCGCAAACAAGGACAACAGTCCCACAAAAACATCTGTCCTGATGTATGCGTATTTTCAGATGCTCTATAATTTAGGGACCTTATTCGAATCCACCGGTATCCCAAGTAAGGACCGCGTTTCTCCCCTGAAAAACGCCACTCTTATAAAAAACTATATCTCCAAATCAACCGCGGATTTACTTCCGACCGTGTTATACATCGGTCATAGCGCCTTCATGAAAAAGCTGTATCTCAATTCAACCCAATTAAGCGCCCCCGATTTTGGAATAAATCTGGTCCCATTCCCAACAAATATGACGCCCGACATAATCGCCTACGCGGAATCCCATTTGACGGAAAAAGCCCTCGAATTACAACGGGCCGGCTTCTCCACGAAGAACACGACTGGACTACCAGTGGATTATACCGGTTCGACCAGCGCGAGCCCGAGCCCCCAATGGGAGCAACTCATTGTCCCAACTGGCGCCGTTAAGGGAACCAACAATTTACCACTCATTGTCCCCGCGAACCCGCTCTCGTTCAGGGTCCAGAATTTCTTGGGGGCGAATTTCTACAAGAATCGCGGTTTCGCCGTAAATCCGACTGAGAATATTATTGATTTGAGCGCAAAAATATCTACGACGTGGGAGGGCGGTTTGAAGAAAGAGATGGACCTCTTACTGGATGTGTATAAAGATTTAGATGACCGCAAAAAAGTAATCGCAGAGTTTTTTGCGGGGTCATCCTCGCAAACGCTCCCCCCAACGGGCTTTTTCATTTGTATCGCGGAGCAGTTGTCCCAAAAATACAAGCAGACGACGCAGGACGACCTCAAAATGTATTTTAGTTTGGCGGCCGGTATATTCGATGCGGGAGTAAGCGCGTGGTATTATAAGGCGACTTATAATCAGGCGCGTCCTATCAATCTGATTCGCAATTATTACGCGAATAAGACGGTCGCCTCTTGGACGCCCCTCTCCACACCCATTTTGGGGAAGCAGTGGTTGCCTTATCAAGAGTTCAATTTTGTAACGCCCCCTTTCCCTGATGTGGCCAGTGGCCATAGCACATTTTCACGTGTAGCCTCGAAAATATTGAATTGGTGGTTCGGAAATCCGGCTCTGTATGACGGATTTTCAACGGCGACTATTCCAAATATCAACTTATTGTGTCCTTCCCTGAATATCAATGATAAAACAGTTAGTATTGGGGAGTATATTTTTGATAAAGGTTGTAGCACAATTGAGCCGGATATTACACCGAAGGCGCGGACCGTGTTGCGGTATAAAACGTTGGACGAACTCGCGAGCGATGCTGGTCTTTCGAGAATATACGGCGGAATTCATTCATTCCAGACGAACGAAGTAAGCATGGAACTGGCGGATTGGGTTTATGAAAGAACAAAAAGAAAGTTGTCAAATGAGTTCAAGTTTAACGGAAGAATTTAATTTTCAACTAAAAAAATATAAATTGTAAGTTAAAAGAAACCGATGGACATATTCCAATCCATAAGATTGAGAAGCTTTCCAAAATTACTGCTCGGATTTCGACATTCAACATAGTCTCCATTTTCTCTTTTTCTATAAAAAATTGATCCAGACATCTTTTTATTCTCTAAAAATAACTACTGATTTATCATAAATTTTTATTGGTTATTTATTTATGCTAATATATTATAAAAAATGAACATTTTGTTCATTTTATTCTTCATCTAATTCATCTGGTTCTTTTTCCATTGAATATATTTTTTCAAAACATCGTTCATCCGTGATTTCTTCAACATCTCTATAACTAGGAGAATCATTATGTCCACAATGAACTTCTTTATACTTATTCATTCCAGTAATTTCATATCGTAATCGTATTTCTTCATTTGAAATAGAAATCACGATACGACTTGAATAACTACGATATGTAAAAGATAAAAAAATCATACAAGAAATATCATTTTTCCGAACAGTAATATTGACATCAACATCCAATCTCCAAAGAAAGTTTATCATTTCAGAATCAAATGTAAAACGTTTGATAAATAAATATTCACCATCATAATCAAAGGCTTCACCAAAATTTTCATAATGAGAACTAAAATTTGGATCTGTACGTATAATAATTAGTTCTGTCTTCAACAAAACAGCACAAGAATTCAATCCGATATCGTAAATATTGTCCACATCAATCATTTCTAATTTATCAACTGATATACAATTAAAATCGTTTCTTGGATAATCATTGAAATATGTTCCATAAATGATGCTTACAACATCATCATCTGGAATCAATACGCCAACGAAGATTTGGTATCCAGTATATATTTCATTGTCTTCATCTAAAATATTAACGAATTTGAGATGAGATAAGGTCATTCCATGAAATTCGCGCATAGAATCAAAATCAGGAAGTTTGTATTGTTCTCCATTGTAAAAAACTGTAAAAACCATCTTTTTATTCTCTAAAAATAACTACATATTTTTCATCAATTTTTATTGGTTATTTATAACAGCAAATTATTTGAAACATAATTATAGAATATATAAATAAGTTTTGATTTGTTTCATTTTCTTTTCAATCAGTGTAACTTCTGATAGAAGCTTTCCGCAATTATAAGAATAGACCCACATATCACAGAGAAGCGCTAGTTTCTACAGGTGTCCTAATAATGACGCTTATTTACCAACTTAAATACATTTGTATTTTATAATATTTCCTCATATTCTATTGAAAATTATAATAGAGAACAGATTCTCTAAATTTCACGTAATTCATCATTCTCAATCAAGAGTTGTTCTGTTAGAACGATATCACCAAAACTATTGTCAAAATCGCATGTTATTTGGATTAGATCTGCTGCTATGACGACAATGCGACACGACAAGTCCACTTCTCCAAATCCTTCTAATCTTTCAGATAAGTCGACTGAATCTTGTTCAAACACAGCTATTAATTCTTCTGAATTAGAAGATTTTAATGTCGAAAGATCATATCGATCAACTTGTAATAAATAAACGACTCCTTTAAGAAAAAGGATACAAAAAAAATTGAAATCATCCGGATTTTCAAAGACGTATATCCTATTTCCGTCCTCTAAAACAACAGCTAATATAGGATCTTCTTTTTCTTCGTCCGAATCTTCTTCGTCCGAATCTTCTTCAGAATTTTCAGGCTGAATTCTCAATGTTTTATCAGAAAAACGAGTCTCGTGAGAATCAGGTTCGGTTGTTGAAGAAAAAGGACTGTCATCAACCTCCCCCCTTGTAATCACTGTTCTCGAACAGACAACCCTTCTTTCAAGGGTATTGTCATCGTCATCAAAGTAAATCCTAACAGAAGCATGCACGCAGGAATTTTCCCGATTGAAAACATCAGAGTATACGTCAAAATCAACATAGTCGTCATATACTTCAAGCTTCCTGTAGAATCGGAATGAATTAAAATCACGACTAAGATTGCGAATACCTTGATCATAATCCCTGTAAGTTGTCTGATTCAATTTCCACAATGGCAACTTGAAACAGACAACGATCGTATTGATTAGTGTTTAATTTTATAAATTATTACTTAAAAATTGATGGTAAATCGCATCATAAAAATTATGATAATAACGGATACAATGGAAGCACAAGCACCAGCACCACAAACCGCAAAGGAAGGGTCAAAAGCCCCAGCAAAGAAAGGGTCGAATTACCTAAGATTTAGCTCTAAAATCCAAGAAGCAAATCAAACTAGCTATGAATTGTTCTTACAAGGAAACTTTCCAGAAGGAATGACCGCCAAACAGATTCACAAAATTTTGTTCTATCTTTCTCTTGGAAGATACTCTCCAGATGTTCTGAAAATGATGACCCAGTTTGGGTTACCACTTCCAGAAAGAGGAAGTATGGACAGAGACTTCTTCAAGATATTGCGCTCGACTTCGACACGCCTTTTTCTCGAAAAAGTTAAAGAATTGTCGCCTGAAGAAATTCAGTATTTCTTGAAGCAAATGACATCGGAATCTACTCTCGGAGACGAGGGACAAGTATCTGGTGATTTTCCAAATCAAGTCGGCTTAAAGGCGGCGAAGTTTCACACACTTCATTCTGAAGATGCGAAAGAAATTATGTCTGCGTTGCTTGAACAATCGAAGCTTCTTCGAGCTACCATTACTGAGATTATGACGTTGAAACTCGATGGAAGTTGTGTTGTTCTTCGCGGTGGAAAACTTGTTTATGCCGGAAGTTTTATTGAAATCAAACCGGAAATTGAAAAAAGAGTTCCAGCTTTGGAGAAGTCGATTGAAAAAGTATCGAAGTCTATAACTGACAGGATGCCCGCCGACATCAAGAAGCAAAAACAGGGAGATGTTGAAAAGCTTAAAATTCAGTTGGCGTATTTTAAGAAGCTACTTCTGGAAATTGCTGAAATTGAAGCAACTGGCGTTGAAGGAAGCACATATGAGATCTTAATTCTTGGAAACGAGATGAACGATCTTACGAGCGCGATGTATCTGATTCTGTATGGGAAGACAATCGTCCCCCACAATGAATTGGGTATTCCAGAAATGGTATTGCCTCCACAGGACACAGCTTCTCCTCAATCAGCAAGCCAGTTTCTTCAAATGGACAAAGCGAAAATCTTGGAACGGGTGAATGAGTTGTTCAAACAGAAATGCGAGGCCAGAATAAACGCTGATCGTCATTCTACTGGAAGAGAACCGTTTGTTTTTGAACCGGTCCCCATTTTGAAAGGAAATGCGATGTCTTCTGTCTGTGAAGGTGGAGTTCTTCATATCGAAGTCGCCTTTCCGAATAAAACTAAGGATGAAACCAAGGATGAAACCAAGGATGAAACCAAGGATGAAACCGTTTTTCTCATTTGCTTGAAAATCAAGAATGCAGAGATGAATCAGGAGGAGAAACGCAACTGTTGCGTTTTCGACTACTCTCCAACATTCACTGAAGCTGACTATTACGCCTTGTTGAAGGAGTGGTTGATTCCCGACGAAGTTCCAGCAGTTGAAGCAGTTCTTCCTTCCGCAGGAGGTGGTCAAGCAGTTAAAGCAGGTGAGCCGTAGGCTGACTTGTCTTTTTGGACAACATAAATACATTTGTATTTTTATAATATTTCGTCATATTCTATTGAAATTTCTAAATGCCAACCTCTCTGAGTTGAGATTCTCTATATTCCGGACAGCTGATTCCATCTCGTTCTCCATCTTGTTCTGGCTCGTAATTTGCTTCAAAAATTTCAAGTTCTACTGTTAGAACAATTTTACCCGATTTATTTTGAAATTCGCAAGTTATTTTGACTGGTCTCCCACTCGCCTCAATGCGACAGGACCCGACCACGTCTCCAAGCCCTTCCAATCTTTTAGAAAAGTCTAATTCTTCCGTCGAAAAAATATTTATGTTATCGCGCGGCCGATAAAGTATTGGATAATGTATGATGTTCAAGAGTGGTCGTTCATCAACTTTCAATAGAGAAACAACTCCTCCACTAACAATAATCCAGCAATATTCTTCATAAAAACAATGTGAACTTGGATTAACCACTTCAATAAAATCGATGGTTTTTCCTTCTTCCGGTTCCCAATGAAAAATATGCGTTTCAGAATAATTGAAATAATCGTACTGAGTAAAAGATTTGTAGCATTTATTGTTATACTCGCGATACTCACCCGACTTCATGAAAAATCCGAGTAATATTGACCCATCGTCAAAACTGATTGTAATAAAAACCGCGTGTGGATTTCTATAATCCGGTTCTTTTATTTCAATCGATACGATATCCGCTAATACCGGACTCGCAATTTGGATATTTGCTCCTTGTTCAGTTTCAAATTGGAGATAATGTTGGCTTTGAAGAATACTGCACGGATCTTGACATTCATCAAAGTTTCCATATTTATTTTTTCTAGAAAAAGTTGTTGATTCAGATTTAAACATCTTTATTGATTCTAAAAATAATTGTATATTTTTAGCATCAATTTTTTTATTTGTTATTTATAAAAGAAAAATCAAGTGATTTTTCATACTTCTGTGCCACGGTCATCGACTGTGTCAGGTTTTTTCCATAACTGTCATATGAATGATCTCAGAACTGCGCTTTATCCAATTATCTCTGGAAGAACAATCATCTCTCACGATGAGTTAAAGGTTTTGCTAATGCAACCGGCTCAACAGGACCCATCGGCGCAATCTAAACAAGTGGAAGATTTTCTCAATATGACCAAGGATGAAATTTTGGCTTTATTGAATGAAACATGCATGTCTGAATGTGTGTCCATGATAAACG